CAAAGCAGTCCGCGACTCGCGCCCGTGCCGTGGTTGTGATCGATTGCCAGATACTTTCGACCATGCAGATCAGCGCTGCCACAAATGGCGCAAACGCCTCCCTGCTCGGCGAACTTGGCATCATACCACGCCTGATCCACGCCATATTTTGATCGAAGATGTAACGGCCGCGCCTCGCCTGATTCGCGGCGACACTGAGCGCACGCACCATGCGGCCGACCGCTGCCACCGATAGGCACGAAGTGCTTGCCCTTGCAGCACCAACGGTTTCCAACAGCCAGTTCGGCTCTGTAGGTTTCGGGAGAAATTCCGTACTTAACAAGTCTCGGGTCCATCTCGGCAAGCATATTGCGATGAGCCAGTGACATTTTCGTCCTGGACTCATCCGTATGCCCGTCGCGCATCGGATTATTCGCCAGCATCCACTGACGTTTCCGCTCGATTTCCGCTGAAGAATTCTTGCGGCCGAAATTTGGGTGCTTCTCTCCACGTAGAGCCTTCGCCTTTTCTCTTCGTTCTGGCGTCCATGCGACCTTTTGTGCCGCTGCCAGCTTCTCTCTCGTCTCCGCAGTCATCGGCGGCTGCGGTCTACCTTTCGGCCATCCCATCTGTGCTGTCCTGATTATGGAGGATAGCACAGATAAGAGGATTTAATATCCTAATGCCCGAGGAGGTAGCGAGGCGCGTTGAAGCCACTCACGTAGCCGTTAAGACCTGGTTGGACCGATACCATCTGCCACATGATGACCATGTACATCAGGTAGGCGGTCGCCACGCTGCCATCCGACCCGTAGGCCGGGAAAACCACTTGCCCCTTCACGTCGTACAGGCTCAGGGGCTTGCTGGTGATCTGGAAGTAGTGCTCCAGGGGCAGGAAGTCCAGGTAGCCGGGCTTCGCGCGTTCGTTGATGATCGTCGGCATTCCGCCGATGGTGTCCGGGCGCCGTTTCTTCAGGAAGTCCGGGTTCTGGTCGCCCCGGATCATGTTGTACTCGTTGGTCTGAACCTGAATGGCGTTGTTCTCCCAAGCGGTGATGGCGTCCAGGTTGCCATGAAGCACCAGGTTGGCGCTCTCTTCGTTTTCCAGGCCCATGTGCTGCGCGATGAGGTTGCGCACGCCACGCACGACGGCGGGAGTCAGCGCGCCGGGCGCGTTGATGTTGGCGATGTTGAACAGGCCGGGGTAGGCCGATTTCTGGATGTTGCCGTAAAGTCCGGTGTTTCCCGCCATGTTCCAGGCGCGCAGTCCGAGGAAGCCTGAGTTGCTTACGCCGCTGGAGTTGCGCACCAGCACGAGCGTGCCAGCGCCGACGCCGACCGGCGGGGCAGCCGTCAGCACGACGGCCATGTTGATCGGGTCCAGCGAGAGAATCGTCCCAGTGCCGAGGTACGAGCCGCCCTGATCGAGGTAGTTCGTCCAGAAGTCCACGTCCTGATTCGACATGAACATGTTCGGGTTGCTCACCGTCAGCGTGCTGCCGCTGACGGAAACCACGGTGTCCAGGGTATTGGACCCATTCGTCTGCGTGAGCGCATCGAGGAAGCCCGCCATCGTCTGCATCTGCTGGGATTGCAGCAGGGCGGCGTAGTCCTCGACCGACTTTTCGTTGCTGTCGGTGGTCCACTCCGCCTGGGAAGTCCATTCGGACGCCTGAACGTAGGAGACGCACGAGACACTCATGTTGGACAACTGGGGGCCGGAGCCGCGCCCGAGCGCTGCGCCGTCGAAGTTACCGACGCTCACCTTGCCGCCCATCTGGACCTGCAAGGGGATCTTGGCCGGACGATTCGAGACCGGCTTGATTTTGGTATTGACCTTTATGTGCTTGTAAAGGCGGGAGTAAGACGCGATTAGTTGCTGGACCTTGGGATCGATATACTCCTTCTGCATACCGACCGCAGCGGCCACGTTGCCTACGGGCATAAATCACCTCAGAATTTGAAGTGTGCCCGATGGTCCTTCGCCCCGTGGGGCGGGCCGGACGGCGCCCTACCGTTGCATGGTCACCTGCTCAACACTCGCCAGACGTGCCGCTTTGAAGGGGGCTAGCTCCCTGAATGCCCAGTGAGTTACCTACAATTCGATTATACTCCACACGTCAATGACTTACCGCCACTGAACCCGGCTGCCGTCCTTCAGCACGGCCTGATTTTTCTTGATGCTGGCCGGGCCAGTATGGAACCAGTCAATCTGATCGGTCGCGGGCATCTTGCCGACGAACTTGTACCCGTTCACTGGCGTGGCGCCCTTCGCCACCGGCTTTACCACCGTCGCCGTCGGCTTCGCACCCGACGTTCCGGGCCGGACAACCTTTCCGACCGCGTATTGTACAGCCTCAGGCACGACGCGCCGGTCAATCGATGCCATGAGCCGCAGATAGGACGATTTCTGACCCGCTTTCAGGTAATCCTGGGCGGTCTGAGTCCAGTTGGGGAAATACTTGGTAGCCAGAACTTTCGAACGCGCCCGAAAGAACTCCTCGATCTCGGCCCGGTTGTCACCCGACAGCGTTTTCCCCGCTGTCAATCGCTTGAACTCGCCGACGGCGATGGTGGCGCGCCCAGTCGCCGCTTCCGATTCCCACTGCTGCGCGACATTCGTCGTTTCCGCGCCAGATGGTTTATCCTCGGCGGCCTTCGGCTTCGGCGGTTTGATCTCCGTACTGGCGAGCGTGCGGAACCCGCCCAGGTACGAGTTGATCTGCTGGAAATACTCCAGCGCCTTCGGATTGTCGCCCAGCACGTCGGCGAATCGTGCCATCAGGAGCGGGATCTCGTTTCGCTGTAGATCGGCGTAGATCACACGCCCGACGTGCGCGGCAAAAGTCTCCGGGCTGGCCTTGGCGAACTCCTCCATGATGAGCGGAGCGAGCGTGACGAAACTCTCCTGGCTGGCTTTCACCATATCGGCGACGAACGCCGGATCGGCATTGAGATACTGGCCGGACAGCGTGTCGAAAAGCTGTGCATCCTCGGCCTTTTGCTTCAGCCCATCGACGCCGCCAAGCTTCTCGACCTGCTCGCGCAGTTCGCGCACTTCGGTCAACCCGCGCGGGAACTCCCGGTCCAGTTCGGCCAGCCGGAAGAGGGACTTCCCGATCACCTTGGCCGCGCTGGAATTCTCAGCCTTGATCCTGTCGATGATATTGCGAATCGTCGGGTCCAAGCTCTTGCCGTCGGCGGTGAACAGGGACGTGACCGGCGTCTTGTCGAAACCAGGCTCGCCTTCCTTCGGCTCAGCTTCGACGACTTCCGTTTCTGGTTGTTCGCCTTCGACCGGCTCCGCTGCCGGTACTTCAAGTTCCTCTACGGGCTGTTCCAGAACGTCTTCCATGCTCTCTCCTATGCCGACGCTGGCGGTGGCACTGTGGCCGGTTTCCAGCTTTCCGTGCTCTTGGGCTTCGTCGCCGCGATCCGCGCATCCTCCGCCTGCTGCGCGGCCATGGCGGCCTGTTGAACGTACTGCATATGCTCCTGGTAGTGCAGCCTGATATTCGCGATGCCCTCGGTATTCCCGGAGGCGATCTGCCCTTGCACCCACGGCCAATCGGAGAGCTTTTCCTTGCACTCCTCGGCTTCCCACTCGTGGTAGTCTTCGGGCGAAGGCGGAATGCTGCTGTGCTGAACGGGGGGTAGGGGCGCCGCGGGCTGTGGCACGCCGTCCATACCTATGCCGACGCCCTCCGCACCCGGCTGGACGGGAGGAGGCACCGCCGCAACCGGACTCTGCTGGACCAAGGTCTCGATCTCAGCCGCTTGCTTGCGCCGCGAGCGCGCCTCGGGGATCACCAACTCCGGCACTCCCATCGTTTTCGAGAACAGATCCCAGTTGTCCGGGCTGCTGAAGATAGCCTCCGCCATCGCCGGATTTCTGGTCGCCATGTCCATGATCGTGCCCAAGGTGGCGCGCTTCTGCATGGTGCTCTCGGGGTATCCGCTGTCGGTGTCGGGATGCGCCAGGAAGTGCCCCTTGCCCAGCGCCTCGATATCCACCGTGACCGAACCCTTAGGGCCGGGGATGACGAATTTCCTCTGACCGTCGGGAACTTTCACCGCCAACAGTGCCGCTTGCCGGTAGACGCTCGCCATAAAGCGATCCATCGCGCCGCGAATCACCCCTAGTTGCCCGAGCGCCTGCTCGATGGCGGCGTGGTACCCGCTGGCGGTTTTCTGATCGACCATGCCCGCGCCCTGCACTGCGCTGGGAATCGCCAGGATGAATTGCAGCAGCGTCGTCGCCAAGTACTGCACGTGGGCGGAAAAGCTGGCTGGGATGTCCGGGTCCGGCTCGCGCCAGAAGTTGTCCGGCATCTTCATGTCCGCCGGGCCGGACATCTTCAGCGCGCGATAGCAGTACGGAGCCGCCGTCTGATCGTTGATGGCCGAGATATCGGCTTTGTCGCCGCGAATCCAAGTGGACGGCCAACCGAAGGCACCCGCTTCGTCGAAAGCGTTCATCCAGTCATTGAACCGGCGCTGAATGATGACCGCCGGGTCCATCACGGCCATTCGGCTCATGCCGTCGCCGGCATATGGAAAATCGACGGTGATCTCGTCGTCCAAGCACATGTCGCGCGAGCCAACGTATACGTCGCCAACGAACGTGACGTGGCATCCGTGCGGGAACAGTTCCAGCAGCGCGTCGCGCAGCGTCCAATCCTTCAGCGCGCCATTTTCGTCCACATCCTCCGCGTGCGCCGGATCGTAGAACGCCGAATCCAGTTCCTTCGAAGTGAACCAAGCCGGCCGGAAGAACCCGTGCTTCCGCTCCAGGTAGCAATCGTAGGTGTCGGCGAACTGGAAAGCCGACATGCTGCCTTGCAGGATGCCCAGGCGCGCGATGCGCTCAAACTGGGTGTCCGACTCTCCGGTGTTGCCCTGCTCGTGGATCTTGTCCGCGAAGTATGGGTGCTCCTGCTTGCAGACGGCGATATGCGGGTCCTCGGTGTAGATGGCGTAGGGGCACTCGGCGAAGCTGGCGGCGATGATCGGAAGCTTCCATTCGAGCGTTCCCTTGACCGAGGTAGTCTGTACCGTCAGCGAGCCGCCGGTGGCGTCGGTTCCCCAGCGCTGCTCATCGGCCATGTTCCGCGTCCAGCCCACCGTGCGCCCGGAAAGCCCGAACATTCGAACGATGGCGGTCTGGAGGTCCTTCAGATCGTTTCGCCGGTCGTAGAGAATCCGGTTTCCCTCGGCGGCGTGCGCGGCCTGTTCGTCGATGTCGCTATCGCCGGAGTCCGGCTGGAAATCGATGCCACTCGGGTTCTCGGTCAACTTCGCAATGACGATTTGCAGCGCGCGGTGGAAGATGTTGTAGTCCGCGATGTAGTGGCCACACTGGATCTTTTCGTCACCGCTCTTGACGACGGCACCGGGAATCCCAATCACGAACATGCCGGTGCGTAGGTTCTCGTAGATGTGCTGAAGCCCGCGCTCGAAGAACCGATTGCGCCGGTCACGCATGACCTCCAGGAGCCGCTGGTACATCTCCTGCCGGCTGGCCTCGCGCAGCAGCGCCTTCAGGGCGACGATCAACTCTTCGGGCAGGTCCCGATTCTGCGGGCCATACGGCTGCGCCTGCTGGGCCTGATCCTCGGGGTTCTCCAACTGGGACACCGAGCCGTCGTTCTCCGCCGCATCGTCCGCGCCACCGAAGAGTTGGAGTGCGCTCGCCATCAGTTCCTCGATCCCAGTTCCTCGGCAACCTCTTGCAGCGCCAGGAACTCCCGGTGGTTCACGATGGCATCAACCATGCCAGCCAGTTCCAAGCAGCACATCTGCCCGTCTCCGATCTGAAACCACTTGTGGCAAAATGGACACATCGTTCCGTCCATCGTCCCATCCAGAATCGCTCGCAACTTGCGTTCTGCCTCCAGGACACTTTGGCGAGAGGTCATATGGTTTTCTTGAGAAACCGGCGTCCCAGGTTCCCGCGCGCCCGGATGCTCGGATCGCTCGAATGCGACTCGGCTTCCGCCTCCTGGAGCTTCGACCGTCCCGCGCGCCGCGCCGCCTCGGCGAGCGCTCCGGGGTGCTTCACCGCGCCCGCGATCCAGTTCTTTTTCTCAGCCATGGCGCTTCCTTTCCGCTGCGCGGCTCAGGCTCCCACCGGAGGAAGATGGAAGCCCGGCGCGCGGCGTCGCGGCAAAGTCGTGGAGTTGCCCATGAGACAAGGAGAGGAGTCCCCGGTTCCGCTTCAGCAACTTGCCGGGTTCGTGTTCCGCGATTGCCATCGCGACGGCCTGTTTTTTACTGACCGCTGGAATTTTGGGCCTCCAGTTTGGTCTCGGTCGCCTCGGTGGGCGGAGGATCGGGTAACGGGGTCGGTTCCGGCTCGCTCCCTGCCTGGGCCTCGGAAAGCATCCCAGGATAGTAATCCCCCCCACCCAAGTCATTGCGAGAAATCGGCTCGGAAACGTACTCCGCCCCGATGCTCGGTACCTGTGCGCCGTGCGGCAGTGTGACGAAACTCCCGTCGCTCAGACGAACGCGAGTTCCGCCGCTGTCGAAATCCACCACCTGAAGAATCGTTCGTGCCATGGAACCCTCCTACTGCAACGTCTCGATGCTGAGCGCCAGCAGTTGCTCACCAGCGGTCACGTTGGTCGTGCTCGTGTAGATCACGTACAGCGCGTCCTGCGAGAACAGACCCAGCGAGCCGATGGCCGCCGTCCCGGTGTCGATGGTCGAACCGAGCAAGGCACCGCCTGTTGACGCCACCGTATTCTCCCAGCCATTCGTCATGATCGAACCGACGGCAGTCGTTCCAACGGCGTTGATCGTCAACGTGCAACTGAAGCTCTCGTTTGCCGTGCCGGTGGCACCAGCCGCCGCTGGCACCAGCGCGCAGACGCTCACGGGCAGCCCCGCCGTATCGCCGCCCGCCCACCCGAGCGACAAGGTGATGTAGGGCAGCGTGGCCGTATTGAGCGTGGTCAGCGCCACTTTTCCGGTGACACGTAACGCGCGCCCGACGGAGTTCAGGAAGCCGGGCGGAAGTTGTGCCGTGCCCAGCACCGCGATCTGTCCAGCCGTCAGCGCTCCATAGGCCGGGAAGGGGCCGTAGTTCGCCTGGAACGGGAACGGCACCATGACCGGCTGATAGGCGAATGTGGTATGCCCCTGCGGCATCGGCCTATTCACATTGACGACAGGTGAAGAGGTCGGCTGCGGCAACAGCGCCGTGGTGGTCGCGTAGATGGCCGTGAAGGTGGCATTCGACCCGATGGCACAAGCCGCCACCGTGACGAGCTTATTGCTCAGCGTGCAGGCCGTGGAAGTGATGGGCAGCAGATAAGCACCGGCGTAGGTGGCTCCCGCGTAAGCGCGCCAGCCGACCGCCCCAGTAGATGCCGCCGGACTTACGAAGGTCACTGGCATGCTTACCGTCGCCGTGAAGTTGTACGTCGCGCTGCAAGGCCCTTCCCCGCCGAGCGCATCCACGTAGGTCACGCAGGCGTAGACGGCGCTCGCCGTCCAGGTTCCCGTTCCGGTCGTTGCCGAGTAGACCGTCGCACTCGTCAAGGTCGTCGGCACCGCCAACGACGACAGCGTGTTTGGTTCCATCGCCCAGAACTGGAACGGCGTGGCGCGCGTGTCTTCGATGGCGACCAGAGAAGTCGGATTCGCCACCGAAATCATGGCGGAAGTTCCGCCCGCCGCAGCCCATTTGGAATCAACGTTCACCAGCGCTCCGTATCCGCCCGTGCCTGCCGCGTAGTTGATGGCCTCCTGCAATCCGAACGTGCCGGACATCACGGCATCGCCGTTCCCATGCGCGTAAGTGAACGCCGCAGTGACCGAACATCCGCCGTAGCCGGAATCGTAGTTACACCCACTCACCGCAGTGGGCGTCACCGTCTCCGAATTTCCGCTGCTACCGACCAGCAGCGGAGTCGTGGTCGTGATCGGAAATAGCACCGTTCCATCCGCCGTCGTCACCCTCGACGTGGTCAGCGTGATGGTGTACGTCGAACTCGTCAGCGTCGAGCCGGTGACGATGCGCAGCGGGCCGGGCAGCACCCCCGGCGCCCCATATCCAAAGTCGATGGCCTCGTACCGGCCGGCGAAGTTGCTCCGGTTCTGGCCAAACAGAGTCGAGGCGAGGGCCAGTACAGCCAAGCCTGCAAATGCAATGCGTTTCATGCGTTTAGCTCCTTCGGGCCTTGGCCCTATTCCTCGAAAATCCCCTTGTGCGGCGGCCTTCGAGCACCGCCTTCTCCCTCGTGCTCCTCTTCGTCGAGGAACTGACCCATGTGCTCCTTCAGGGCCTCGATGTTCTCATGGTCGTGCGGCCCCTCCGGCTCGCCGCCGTCAGTCGCCTGGTGGCTGGTATGCTCGCCCATTTCGTTCTGGTGGACGTGGAAGTGCTTCCCGGACTGCTCGTGGTGCGCCGCGACGTGAATCGCCAAGTGGCCGACGTGCGGATGCTCCATGCGATCACCTTCCTTCGTGATCGAGTGGAACGTCCCGTCGCCGTGGTCGTGAATCTGGAAATGCGGTTCGGCCTCTTCGTGCTCGCCGCCCATCTTCGGTTCCGGTGTCGGGGCGCCCTTGCGACCGGTCAGCCCATCGGTAAGTTTCTGTGCAATGCTCATGATTTCTCCTGTTGGGCGGCCACCGCCGCATTCTCGAATTCCGACCAATTCCGCGCCGTGCGCACCGGCGACTCCCGAGAGTGGATATTCACCGAAACGCGCTGCCGCAGTTCCTCGATCTCGCGTGACAACTTCACCACATCGTCGGTCGCGACGTCGAACTGTCTGATGAGAGATGCGATCCTGTTGGCTGCGTTCGAATTGTACCCTTCCAGGGCCGCAACTCGCGCTACCAGCGCCCGATTCAGTTCCACCAGCGCGTCAATTCGCCGTTCAACCGCCCCAATCAGCAACCAGCCCCGCAGCATCTTGCCAAACCGCGTCATCAACCAGATACTACCCCTCAATTTCTGCATTTGCAAGGACTTCATCCGCGTGGTGTCCTGGAGATGTAATTCCCCCGCTCATTCTCCGCATCCCAGGCCAACATCGTCATCGCCCGTTCCTGCGGGTCCTGATGCCGCTCGAATACCTCTTGCCGCTCCACTTCCAGCGGCTTATCCGCCACGCCAAGGTACGTCTTCAGGCCGTAGCGGGCACAGTCGGCGACATCGTCGCTAACCTGTCCGTCCATCTTTTTCACATCCTGCGGGTTCTTCGGATTGCAGATCAGCATCGGAAATGCCGAGACCACCTCCGGGCACTCCGCAGAGATCAGCAGGCACGGCGGTTCCTCCGTCACATCCGTGTACCAGCCCTCCGCCGCCCGCAGCTTCCGCGTAGACCGGAACGCATTGTACAGCAGCCTCCAGCCGCCCATCCGGTCAATGTCCGCGCGATTCAACCTCGGCAGTCCGCCGGCCAGGAACACCGGGTCCATCTGCTCGGCAATCGTGTTCGACGAGCCGCGCTTATCGAACGCATCGTGCCCGATCCAGTGGTATCGCATCTCCCGCCGCTCATCCTCCGGCGTCATCGCAACCACCGCCCGCGCCAGATCCGGCTCCGTAGTGTCGTTGCACACCAACTGCCGGTAGATCAGCACCACCCGCAGCGTTCCGCGAATCTCCACCCCGAGGTGCTCCCGCGCTTCCGACGGCGACAACAACCCCGACGTCCACCACAGCGTGCAGGCGTAGTGCGAGAACCCCCAATCCGTCGAGAGCCATCGCTTCCACCACGGCCGCATCATCGCCCGGACCTTCTCCGGCGAGATCACCAGCGATTTCTCTTCCCACACGTCCGCGTAGTACTGCCCCTCGAATCGGTCAAACGAACCATACAACTGCCCCAGCCGCTCAGACTCCGGCAATGCCCACAAGTTCTGACCATACGAAGTCGAGGTGATGAATAACTGGAATCGATCATCATCTGACATCGAGCAGAATGCTTCCGGTTGCACTCCCAGCGGCTTGAACCACTCGTAATTGTCCCAGCCAACCGCCTTCAGAAACTCGTAATCCCCGGCCCGCTCATTATCCTGGTACTCTCGCGTGTGGAAGATCCGCCGCAGATACGCCGTACCCACGCCGCCAGGGTTGAACGTGAGCACCTGCTTTGCCAGGCCGGGCGCCGCCGCCGGGTTGCGCACGCCGGTACGCATCGCCCGAATCTCGCGCTCGGTGAACTGCTCCGCCTGGTCGATGAACTCCCACGTCGGCTCCGGCCCGCGCGATAGCTGAATTACATCTGCCTCGGTATCCGCGTACCGGAATGCCAATCGCCGCCCATCCTGAAACTTGTACTCGTTGTGCTGCGCGCTCCAGTACTGCGCCAGCGATGGAAACTCGATCTGGAGTTTGCAGATGTGCCCGTCGTACAAGTCTTTGCTCGTGCGCTGGATGATGTACGCCGTGGTTTGTGGGTGCTGCCATAGCAACCAGATCGCCGCCCGGCGAATGAAGCCGGATTTCGCGCCGCCGCGCGCGCCGCCGTACCCAAGCACGGTCGGAACATCCAAACCAGTGGCCTCGCACATGCGCACCATCTGCGCTTGCTTGGGCTGGAGGATGATCGGCGGGAGCGGCGGGAGGTTGGCGGGCAGCCGGCCGGCCACTACTGCGGCGCCTCAATCGCCTTGAGAGGCACAAGCTGCCCATCCACCAGGCGCGTGCTACGTAGATCCATGATCACCAGCGTGTTGTTGACGCGCTGCTCTGCTGGATCGCCGCCGCCGCCATCCGGCTGCTGGTACGCCCCGATCATGCGCGTGAGTTGGTCGAGTGCACGCAGCTTATCGTGCGCCGAGATCTTGTAC